TATGGAACGTAGAGGAGTAGATAAAAATTTATGGATTTGGGAGTCCCCAGATTATACTAGAAATTATATAGTAGTAGCCGATGTTGCTAGAGGTGATGGGAAAGATTTTTCTGCATGTCATGTATTTGATGTTGAAACTAATGCTCAAGTGGCAGAATTTAAAAGTCAATTACCACCTAAAGAATTCGGATATTTTCTTGTTAGTTTAGCAACAGAATATAATGAAGCATTACTAGTAATAGAAAATGCTAACATAGGATGGTCAGCAATAGACTCAGTAATAGAAAGAGGATATAGAAATCTCTATTATTCACCAAAGAGTGATTCCCCAGCTTCTGATTCGTATTTTAACAAATATGAAGACCATTCAAAAATGACTCCTGGTTTTACAATGTCATTAAAATCTCGTCCTTTAGTAATTAATAAAGGCAGAGAGTATTTTGGTGATCATAGTGTTATAATTAGATCAAAACGATTAATTGAAGAAATGAAAGTGTTTATTTGGAGAAATGGAAGAGCAGAAGCACAATCAGGATATAACGATGATTTAGTTATGTCTTATAGTACAGCAATGTATCTTAGAGATACAGCTTTAAAAAATAAAGCACAAGGAATAGAATTATCAAGAGCAACATTAAATAATATATCAAAACCTTCCCAATATCAAGGAGCTTATTTCTCATCAGGTATGGATAATCCATACAGTATGCCTACAAATAATGGACCTGAAGATATTAGTTGGTTACTTTAAAAAAATAAAATATGGCAGATGTTAGTGTATTTTCACGGTTAAAACGATTATTCTCAAGTGATGTCGTTATCCGTAATAATGGAGGAGATCAATTAAAAGTAGTTGATACCGACCATATTCAAACAAGTGGTGAATATAAAACAAATTCTCTAATTGATAGATATAGTAGAATTTATTCACCAAACGCAACTTCACTTTATGGCCAACAATTAAATGTTAACTATCAATATTTAAGAGCCCAATTATACTCAGATTACGATGTAATGGATACTGATGCTATTATAGCTTCAGCATTAGACATTATCTCAGATGAATGTTCATTGAAAAATGAAATGGGTGAAGTACTTCAAATTCGTAGTTCAGATGAAGATATTCAGAAAATTTTATATAATTTATTTTATGATGTTCTAAATATAGAATTTAATTTATGGTCTTGGACTCGTCAAATGTGTAAGTATGGTGATTTCTTTTTAAAATTAGAAATTGCTGAAAAATTTGGTGTATATAATGTTATACCATACACTGCTTACCATATCATGAGACAAGAAAATTATGATAGAGAAAATCCATCTGCCGTCAGATTTAGATTTAGTCCTGATGGTTATGTAGGTGGTACTGGTCAATATACTGTTCCAAATCAAAACTTTAAAGAAGAAAACGGAATATATTTCGATAACTACGAAATGGCTCATTTCCGTTTATTAACAGATGTTAACTATTTACCTTATGGTAGATCATATCTAGAACCATCTCGTAAATTATTTAAACAATATGTGTTAATGGAAGATGCTATGTTGATTCATAGAATTGCTCGCGCCCCAGAAAAACGAGTATTTTATATTAATGTTGGTGCTATTCCTCCTAATGAAGTAGAAAACTTCATGAAGAAAACTATTACCACAATGAAAAAAACTCCATTCATGGATCCTCAAACTGGTGAATATAATTTAAAATATAACATGCAAAACATGTTGGAAGATTTTTATATTCCGGTTCGTGGTAATGATCAAACAACTAAGATAGAAACTACTAAAGGTTTAGAGTATAATGGTATAGAAGACGTTAACTATTTAAGAGACAAGTTGTTTGCGGCCCTTAAAGTACCTAAAGCATTTATGGGCTACGAAAAAGATTTAACTGGTAAAGCAACATTAGCAGCTGAAGATATTCGTTTTGCTCGTACAATTGATAGAATCCAACGTATTTTATTATCTGAATTATATAAAATAGCTTTAGTGCACTTATATACTCAAGGATATAGAGGTGATACATTAACTAATTTTGAAATTTCATTAACAACTCCTTCAATCATCTACGACCAGGAACGTATTGCATTAATGAAAGAAAAAGTTGAACTAGCTAAAAACATGATGGAATCTCAATTATTACCATCAGATTGGATTTATCATAACATATTCCATCTTAGTGAAGATCAATTTGATGAATATAGAGATCTTATTATTCAAGATGCTAAACGTAAGTTTAGATTAGGTCAAATTACTGAAGAAGGAAATGATCCACTTGAAACAGGCAAATCATATGGTACACCACATGACTTAGCAACATTATATGGAAAAGGTAGATTAGCATCAGACCCAGGTAATGTACCTGATGGATATAATGATGATATTAAATTGGGAAGACCTGAAGAAAAAGTAAGTAATATCAATACTCAACAAAATCCATTAGGTAAAGATAGATTAGGTAAAATAGCTATGAAAAAAGATGATGATATGGCTGGTTTATCTAAACAACTAACTGAAAACTCTCAAACAAATTATCTTAAAAATAAACAATTATTAGAGGGAATGGAAAAGCAGTTGGTATTCAAAGCAGACAAGGCAAAAGAATCACTACTTGACGAAAACCAATTGCGAGATTAAACAATTCTTATATATTTATAACAAAAACAACAACTTAGATGCTTATCAAACATTCAAAATTTAAGAATACAGGTATTCTTTTTGAATTATTAGTTAGACAAATAACCGCTGATACGTTATCCGGAAAAAATTCAGAAGCTACAAATATTCTCAAAAAGTTCTTTAGCAAAACTGAATTAGGTCGCGAATATAAATTATATGATAGTTTACTTAAACGCACCAATTTAACCGAAGGTAAAGCAGAATTAATAATCAACACTGTCCTAGAAAGCTCTAAGCATTTAAATAGATCAGCTCTCAAGAGACAAAAGTATAATCTAATTAATGAAATCAAAAAATACTATAATTTAGAAGATTTCTTTAAAACTAAATTACCTCACTATAAAGCACAAGCTGCTATTTATACATTGATTGAGGGATATAATGGTGATAAAAAACCATCTCACGAGCAAAACATAACTAATAAATTATCTTTATTAGAGCATTTAACATCAAAATCAGTTAAAGCTAAAGAGCAAAATAATGATGTTATTAATGAGTTTAATACATACGATAAAGATACACGTATATTAACGTATAAAATTTTATTAGACAAATTCAACGACAAGTATGCAGATTTCAGTAATGAAAAGAAATCGATTCTTAAAGAGTTTATTAATAGTGTTGATAACACAAATAAACTTAAAGAATTTTATAATAGTAAAATAAATTTATTTAAAAAAGATCTTGTTAAATTAAATTCTAAAACAAGAGATGAGGTTACTAAAATTAAAATTAACGAAGTAACTAATTTACTAACTGAGTTAGGTAAAAACGATAAAGTCAATAATGACAATATTGTTAATTTATTGCAATACTGTGACTTAGTAGAAGAACTTAAAAAAGTAAATGGCAAGTAAATCAAATTTAGATAAACTTAAAGAAATTGTACTTAAAAAATTAAAAGAAACAAGTGCAACTGGAACCGGAGCTTCTTTTACTCCTGGTGAAGGAGCCAATTATGCTACTCCATTTGCTTTTAATCCAAACAAAAAAGCTAAAGGAGCACAAAATATATATTACTATAAATTAGGTTACAAACCAGTTGATGCTGAAAAACTTCATAAATCTTCTAAAGCCATTGATCATAAAGATTTATGGAAAAAGAAATTAAAAGAAGGTGAAGCAACAGATTCTTATATAAATGGTCTTAATTTAGATGATCCTTCATTAAAACAATTCATTACAAATCGAGTTAGTGATTTTGATAAAATAGAAGATAAATTAAATACATTATTACCATTATTAAAACAAGCCAAAGAAAAAACAATGGAGTACTATAAAATGTCTCCTGATTTTAAAGTACAATATGGTACTGATTTAGCTGTTGATTACTTAGACGATATTATTAAATTATTTAGAGATAAAAAATAATGAAAACACTTCAAGAACATTACAATGCCATTAAGACTGGCCAAGGAAATAAAGCTCAATTTGTAAAACAAGCTAGAAACTTGTTTCCCGAATACTTTAACCAGTACACAAATTATGATAATGCTGTATCAGTATTAAAATCTAAACAAATTATTAGTGAAGCAGCAGGTGGTGTTGTAGCTAAAGGGTTTGACATTTACGATTGGAAGAAAATTTTAGCTGAAGAAACTAAAGCAACAGAAAAAGAAACATCTAAAGAAGTTACAGATAAACAATCACATGCTTACAATAATTCAGATATGAAAAATGCTGATAACGTTAATTTTAACGAAATCATGAAAGGATTTTATGCTGAAATGAAAGATCCAGCAAATGCTAAAAAAACAGGTGATGAATTAAAAGCTATGGTTGTTAAAAACTTAGCTAAAGATCCTTTATACTATACTAAAGACGGTATGTTTGGAACTAAAGGTGTAGGATACACTGATGAAGCTCCTGGTTTAGGTAAAAATACTCAACCAATGTCTAAAAATGCTTCTGTATTAGGTGGACGTGATGAAGTAAATTCAGATAGTGATATTGTTAAAAACAGTTTAGTTGGTACTACTAAAAAGAATGTTCAAGATACATTAGGAAAAAGTGAAGCAAAAACTTCAAATCCTAAAAAAGTAAAAGAAATGCCTGATAAAGGTGTTACTGGTACTGAGAAGAAAATGAAATTACAAGAAGGTAATTTAGGACATAATGAAGAATGGAGTCTTAGACCAGAAGGTCGTTTTTGGATTCTTACTTACAGTACAGCAGACGGTAACAAAGAAAAAACATTTGATTCTGAAGATGAAGCC